CGCTTCGGATGCGAAGGTCGAACGTCAGGTCGGGGCGCTCGATGCGAAGATGGAGATCATCCGCTCTGACATGGCGACAAGGCACGATCTCGATCGGCTCGGCGCGCTGATTATGGATTCGTTCCGCACGTCGATTGCCGCGCTTGGGGCCAATTTCCGCCAACGCGACTGAACAAGCCCCGCCGCTCTTGTGGGTGAGAAAGATGATAAAGTTTGCAAAGCTTCTTAGTGTACTTACTGTGCTCGTTGGAGTTGGGTCTGCTTCGGTCGCTGTTGCCCAGACTCAGGCGATTTTGCCGAACGGGATGACTCAGTTCAGCGACGGCAGCGGCGCGCCGTATGTGGGCGGTCGGGTGTATATGTACGTCCCGTTCACCACAACGCCGAAGGCGACCTATCAGGACCCCCTCGGAAATACCCCTAACCAGAATCCTATTACGCTGGATACGAACGGAAGGGCTATCATTTGGGGCTCTGGGGAGTATCGGCAGGTCGTCCAGGACCTCAACGGGGTCGTTGTGTGGGATCAACTCACTTATGCCAGCCCGACCTCGTCGTCGGGGGGCTCCGGAGGCGTTATTTGGTACGGAACTGCAACTGGAACCGCGAACGCGATCACTCTGTCGACTCCCGCCGGGTTTGTTGCGAAGGATGGGCAGACTGTGGGGTTCATCGCGAATGCCGCCAACACCGGGTCGACGACAATTAATGCCTCGGGATATGGGAGTGTGTTGGTTGAGAAGAACACCTCGACGGGGCCTGCGACCCTTACGGGGGATGAGATTGCCGACGGAAACCTCGAGTTTGCGACGTATTCGGCAAGCCTGAACGCCTTCATCCTACAGGCGCTCCTGCCAGCCCCCGGCATTGGAGTTCAGACTGTCATCACCGCTGCGGCCACGACGGACCTTGGGACGATAGCCTCGCATGACGTGATTGTGACAGGGGGGACCACGATTACGTCGTTCGGAAGTTCCGCGACGACCCAGTGGCCGCTTTATCTGGTGCAGTTTTCATCACCTCTGACGATCACGGAGTCTGCTGGGCTCCTGACACCAAACAGCGTCAGCATTACTACCGCTACAAATGATACTGCGTGGGTGCTCTATCTTGGCTCGGGCAATTGGCAAATCATTCAGTACAACGCTGCAACAGCATATCCGGCGATTGTGCCATCGCAATTTCGGCTCAGTACGTCGCTGACGAATCCGATTTCGCCTTCTTCGGCGACAGGGGTTGGAACCGTTGCGGCAGTTCCGTATGTGGGAAACCTCGTGCCGTTATGGAACGGGGCGTATTTTGTTCCGACGGTTTGCCCAGTGATGACAAACATTCTGGCGAATTCGTCCTCGGGGAATGCAGGGCCTGCGGCGGCAGTCGCGGCAAGTGTGTATGATCTCGTGGCGTGGAACAACGCCGGAACCTGTACGTTGACGCGGGACGTGGCGTGGACGAGCGTGACGACACCGGCGGCGGGTGACGCCTTCGCGAGGGTCAATGGCATCCTGGTGAATTCGGTCGCTATCACGAATGGTCCTGCGGCGGGATATGGAACATACCTCGGTACGATTGCCACTGATGCTGGCGGCGCGAAGGTGACGTTCAATCCGACTCCGGCGGCGGCGAGCGGAGGCCCGACAAATGGCGCATGGGTGGGGTTGTGGAACGAGACCAATCGGGTTCCGGTCATCGGTCTTGCGCAAGACAGTAAGGCAAATTGGCAGGAAGCCAATTCGACATGGCAGCAGTCGGATGGCAGCGCCAATAATCGCGTGACGGTGGTTATCGGGCAGCAAGAAGATTTTGTTGACGCCACTTTTGCTGAAATAATCCAGGCGAGTGCGGGCGGTAGCCCATCGATTGGTATCGGGCTGGACTCTACTGCAACGCCGTCTGGGCAAATTGGCCAAGTCTATGGGCCGGCGTCGGCCGGTATCCGTACAAATGGAACTGCAATGGCGAATCTTGGAACGCAACTGGCGGCTGGCGTTCACTATTTGCAAGCGTTGGAATGGTCGTCTGAGGCGACGCTTACCTATTTCTATGGTAGCGGCAATTCGGGAAGTGTGGCCGGGCAAGGCCACCAACTCTCGGCGCAGTTGAGATACTAAACGGCGATGCTCGCCGGAGTAGTGAGAGTTTGGGGGAATGGTCCCCCAAGACAGGGGAGCATAAAGTGCCCCCGAGGAGAGTGAAATGACTAAGCGAAAGATCCTCGCGGGGCTGATCGCCGCGAGTGTGGTGGGGAGCGCAGCCGCTCTTGCGGCAGGGTTCTTCCCGAATGTGCCCCTTGTGGGAGGTCCGCAGTACTGCGCTAGCTTCACGAACGGGGCTTGCACCAGCTATGTTCCGGCAGGAGCTCCGGCTCTGACGGGCTCGGAGACTGTTGCAGTGGACACAGGGCTCGGTCAGGGGCAGTTCCCCCAGACTGAGCTGGTTCCGACGTCCGAGTTGGCGCTTCCGTTCGGTACCAACCGTCTCATTGGTGGGGACTTCGATACCAACCTCGGCCAGCGCCTCAGCACGACTAAGGGTCTTGCTACACTCGCAGGCATCACTGCCACGGCAGCGGTGATGAGTGCGGATGGTTGGTGGCTCTACGGCAAAGGCACCACCAGCAACACAGTGACGATTGCGTCTGGGTCGACCGAGGCCCTCCCGGCGCTCGGGTCGACCCATGCGTTGAGACTGGCGAGGACTTCGAGTGCGACTGGGGCTCTGGAGTGCGTCGGCCAGACTCTTGACCAGCTCCAAAGTGCTCCTCTCATTGGCGCAAACGCGGTGTTTTCGTTCTATGAGTTGAACGGGGCGGGAATGTCTGCTGCGGGTGGTGCATTCACGGTGGAGATCTCGTACTCCTCCGCGAGTGCGGCGGCGGGGACCCAAGCGACGCTCGGATACGCCGGTTCGCAGGGGTCCAAGTACGCTATCGGAACGAACGCCACGACCTTCGGCACCTCGGGGCCGACAAACCAAACCGCGGCGGCTCCGGTGCTCGTGGCCGGAACGGCCGGGACGATTGGGACGAATGGGTTCGTCACTATCGCCGGGTCGACCACTTGGACTCGCTATGCAGTTGCGGCATCCATTCCGGCGACGATTCCGGGAACCACAACGGCAGTCACCGACGTCTCAGTCCAGGTTTGCTTCACTCCGACTGTGGCGACGGCGATCACGACGGACTGGATCGAACTCCAGGGACTCCAGCTTGAGGCAAAGCCTTCGATGGTGACTCCGACGTTGCCGAACGGCGTGGTTGCTCCGACGGCCTTTGAGCGTCGGCCGGCGCAGATTGAAGCTGCGTTGGAGTATTCATATTGGTACTTCAATTATGAGCAACAGTCGCTCGGGTTGACGGTCAATGGGATGTGTGAGAACACTGCGACGACCGGGGCGAATTGTTACGTGCCGTTCCCGGTGCCGATGAGGATCGCTCCGGTCGTGATGTTCACGGCAGGGTTCCAGGTGTTTGGGCAGGTCGCGGAGACTTCGACCAGCACCTGCACGAGCAACAGTCTGTCGACTTCGTTGGCAACAGTGGCATCAAATGTGGGGTTCCTGATGAACTGCACCGTGACCGTTGGTGCAGCTGGAACGTCCAATCATTGGATGTCGTTGGGGACTTCGAGCTCGTCTGGAATCATCTCCGCGTCGGCGGAGCCGTGACCGGGTCCGGGCGAAGCCCGGTTTAGCAAAGACTGCCCCGACCAAAGGGTCACTATAACCCCCCGGCCGGGGCAACTGCCCTCCAACTAAAGTTCGCTAATGTCCGGTCCGATCACATTCCCAGCCCCGTTCATCCCGCTCTTTGTACCGAAGCGATACAAAGTCTTTTGGGGAGGACGCGGAGCAGCGAAGTGTCTCGGACTCGGAACGAAAGTTCTGATGTTCGATGGCAGCCTTATGAATATTGAGAACATCAAAGCAGGTGACTTGGTCATGGGACCGGATTCGTTCCCGCGCACTGTACTCTCTACGACACGGGGTCGAAGCAAATTGTTTCGTGTTGACCAGACTTCCGGTATGTCTTATGTGGTTAACGAGGATCATATTCTGTCACTGAAGAAGAGTGATTCCTCCATAAATGATGGTCGTTATCAAGACTATGACGATATTTGTGAGATTTCAGTTAGGGATTACTTAGGCCAAAGTAATCGTTGGAAAGAACATTTTCATGGCTATCGTGCTGGACTGATTGAGTTCAGTGAAGCAGAGCCTAATTTGATTGATCCGTGGTTTCTTGGAATTTGGCTTGGCGATGGGACGAGTCGAGAGTTGCGTATTACAAGCGCAGACCGGGAAGTGATTGATGGTTGCCAAGAGATTGCGGATAAGAACGATTTGACACTGACAAAGTACCGTAAAGCTGGGCAGCTTGCTTACGATATTGGTTTTACGAAACCGCTCGGAGTTGGGAGAGAGAATCCACTTTGGAAGTTTTTCAAGAGGCTTGGTGTTGTAGAGGATAAACACATCCCGTTTTCTTACAAAGTTGCATCGGAAAGTGATCGTCTTGAGCTTCTTGCTGGGCTATTGGACTCTGACGGAACTATGAGCCACAACGGTTATACTTTCTGCAACACAAATACCGAACTTGCACAGGATGTTAAACAACTTGCGGATTGTCTTGGATTTCGAACCTACTTGAGGGAAAAGAAAACTTCGTGTAACGGAAAGATTGGCAAAGCTTGGTATATTTCGATCAATGGTGACACTTGGCGGATTCCGTGCCGGATTGAACGAAAGCAGGTGCAACAAGAGGATGTGCATAAGAACAAGGATTTCTTGCGTTCACAAGTGACAGTTACAGCGATTGGTGAAGGGAATTATGCTGGAATCTCGCTTGATGGTGATCATTTGTTTGTGCTTGAAGATGGTACAGTCACGCACAATTCTTGGGACTTCGCGAGGGCACTTCTGATTTTGGGTATGTCACCCCAGATCCTGTTTCCAACTAAGACCAAACTTACCATCCTCTGCGTCCGTGAGTTGCAGAAGTCAATTGATGACTCGGTGCATAAGCTCCTCGAGCAGCAAATCCTTGCCCTCGGACTGAGCGGGTTCTACAAGGTCGAGAAGGCAAAGATTTACGGCGCCAATGGCACAACATTTTCGTTCGAAGGGATCAAGAATAACGTCTCCAGCATTCGATCCTACGAAGGTGTCGACATCTGCTGGGCAGAAGAAGCCAACAATATCTCTCGGTACTCCTGGGGGGTTCTCATTCCGACCATCCGTGCCGACGACAGCGAAATCTGGCTCTCATTCAATCCGGAACTGGAGACTGACCACACGTACAAGCATTTCGTGAAGGACTCGCGGCTCGTGAAGGTCGAAGATCCCATTCGACGGTTTGGCTCCGAGGCGACCGTGAAGAGGCTCTTCGGGCCGGACTTCACCCTTGCCCCAATTACGTGTCCGGTGATGGAGTCAACGGACATTCTGTCGATCAAAGTGTCGTGGCGGGATAATCCGTGGTTTGGGCCAGTGTTGCAGCGGGAACGAGAGAAGCTGAAAGAGGAAGACTACGACTCGTATCTTCACGTGTATGAGGGTGCGACGATACAGAACCTCGAAGGCGCGGTGTATGCGAAGGAACTTCGGGCAGCGCAACTCGAAGGCCGAATTTGCTCCGTGCCGTATGAACCTGATGTTCCGGTGGATGTGTTCTGGGACCTTGGGAAGACTAACAATACCGCGTTGTGGTTCGTTCAGCGGGTCGCGATGCAATGGCGGATACTGCACTACTACGAGGCGAATCGGGAGGAGTTGTCGCATTACTTGAAGTATTGTCAGAACCAGGGGTACTTTTATGGAACCATGTTTCTGCCACATGATGCGAAGCACCGTCGGCTCGGTTTCACAGGGTCGATTGAGGAACAAGTTCGGAAGTCTGGCTACAATGTTCAGATTGTGCCTGCCACGTCCGACAACGATGGCATCAATGCAGTGCGGGTGGTGTTTCCGAATTGTTACTTTGACGAAGTTGGATGCGAAGACGGCCTCGACGTCCTGCGGCATTATTGCTTCAAGACGGACTTGAGGGGCCAACTTACGGTGCTGGTGAACTCGGACGGAGCTGATTCATTTAAGTACTTCGCGGTGAGTACGAAAGTGAAGCGAATTAAGCAGGGCAGACCGCTGGAGGAAGGCACTCTGGCGAGTCGTCTCGCGAAAGCGACGTCCGTTGCGATTGGTCGAGTTGAAGGGGGTCTGGGATGGATGAGGTGAGTGGACGCCCGAAACGCCGCGGCGAAGCGAAGCCCGACGAAGACGCCCTTGATCCATCCGTCCTGTCGGACGACCCGGTCGTTCAGGAGGCTCGGAAGCGCTTCGACCGGTGTAATGAGTGGGAAGGCGAGTGGAGGCAGCGGTTCCTCCGGGACATCAAGTTCGCTTATGGGGACTCCGAGAACGGCTTTCAGTGGCCTAATGAAATTCGGAACGCCCGTGAGAACACCGCGAGGCCCTGCCTCACGTTGAATCTCATCCGGGCTCACAACAAACTGATCTCGAATGAGATGCGGAAGAATAAGTCCGAAGTTAAGTTCCTTGGAATGGGCAACGGTGCTTCGCAAGATTCCGCGGATGTGATGCAGGACCTCTTCAGGCACACTCAACAAATCTCTGATGCGCAGCATCTCGCTCTTCCCGTCGCTCGGTCTTGGGCGGTCGATGGGGGAGTAGGGTATGCCCGCCTAGTGACGCGATACGAGGCGGACGACTCGTTCAATCAGGAAGTCTACATCGACCCAATCGACGACCCGATGCAGGTGTTTTTGGATCCGGACATCCACGTAGGCGGGAACGGCCTTGACGCCAAGTTTGCCTTCATCTTCGATGACGTTCCCCGGCAGGACTTCCGGGATGCGTATCCAGATCTAGTTGCTCGTGTCAAGGGAACCGAGCCGTTGGGGCTCGGAGGGTCCCCCGGAGACCGCCGGGGCGAAAGCCACATTCGGGTTTGTGAGTACTTCCGGAAGGTGCCGAAGCGGAGCGAACTGGTGAGTTTCCTCCACCAGGGCCAGCGGTTCACTTTTCCACGGACGCGCTTTGAGCGGCTTATCCGTGACAAAGAGGCCCGTGATGGCATTCTCGATCGTGAAACTACAAGGCTCCGCGAAGCCACGTCGGACGAGGTGGAATGGTACTTGATTGTTGGGTCCGAGGTGATCGAGCAGACGGTTTGGCTCGGGAAATACATCCCCATCATTCGGTGCCTCGGAGAGGAAACCGTCATCGAAGGCCGTCTCGACCGCAAGGGCCACACTCGATATATGCTTGATGCCCAGAGAATGTTCAATTACTTCTCCTCTGCTCAGATCGAAGGACTCGCTCTTCAGACCAAGGCCCCTTGGCTGGCTCCAGCGAAGGCGATTGAGGAACACGAAGCGATTTGGCGGATGTCGAACATCGACAACCCGGCAGTATTGCCATATAATCATATCGATCCGGAGGGCAATCCCGAGGTGCCCATTCCGCCGCCGCAGCGGATTGATCCGCCGCAAGCTTCGCCGGGCTTCCAGCAGGCCATGGAGAATTCCCGCCAACAGATCATGATGGTCTCAGGGCAGTATGAGAATCAGTTGGGGGAGCCTGGCAACGAACGCACCGGGGCGGCGATCAACGCGAGGCGGTCGCAAAGTGCCACGGCGAATTTTCACTTCCAAGACAACTACGAAGGGATGTTGATTGCGCTTGGGAAGCAACTACTCGACTTGTATCCCCGTCTCTACGACACCAAACGCATCAAACGCATCATCGCGTCGGATGGGATGGAGTACGACCTTGTGATTGACCCGTCGCTTCGGGCCGGGTTCGTTCAGGAGCAAAACTTCCGTGGTGAGGTAATCAAGAGGATAATGAATCCGCTAGTTGGGAAGTACGAGGTCGGGGCGACAGTCGGTCCAAGCCATGACACTCGCCGCGAGGAGACCGTCGAAAACATGACTCTCCTCTTGACACAAGCGCCGGGGCTCATTCCTATCCTGGGTGATGTGTTGTTGAAGAATATGCAGTTTGAGGGTGCCGCAGAAGCGTCACTGAGACTTCGTAGAATGGTGCCCCCTGTTGCGCTGGGGCAGGGACCGACGCAGCAAGAACAACTGCTCCAGCAACAACTCCAGGCAATGCAAGGGGCACTTGTGAAGGAGATGGACCTTCATGCCCGCGACCGCATCAAACTCAATAACAAGGACGAACTCCGCGAGGTCGAGGTGTATGACGCGGAGACGAAGCGGATCTCGGCGTTGGCGAAGTTGCTTCCAACTGATCCGGCTGGCTTGCAGGCGCTTATTGCCCAAGCGGTTCAGGACTCTCTCAAAACTTCCATTGGCGGCATTATGGATGAGATTAAGATCCAGACGAAGGGTGACGGGGTAGCGAGCGAAGTTGTGCCACCTCCTGAAGTTCCCCCGATTCCAGGCGCGGCGAAGGCTCCCGATGGTGAGTGGTACTTGACGGACCCAATGCGAAAAGGGAAATACCTCAAGGTCGCTCCGCTGGCACAACTGCATAATGTTCCTGGGGCAAACCTGCGGAGTCCAATGTGACCAACGACAGTGACACTTCGAATGCCGCAGGAAACCTTGTGGACTCGACGATTCCGATGGGATGGAGTCCGTCGAGGGCGACTACGTTGCTGACACCTACAGGGGCTCCGATTTTGAACACTCCCCCAAGCTCTGCTCCAAGTCTGCTTATGAGTAACTCGGCATCTGGCGCTCCTGAAACTTCGCCCTCTCGCCCGAATGCACTCTTGCAGTCATTCGATCCCTCTGAGACAGAGGCGTTTTTGGTGCAGCATGAGTCAGGTGGAAAGTTCGATGCACACAATACCGCATCGGGGGCATACGGGATTGGGCAGTTTACTCCGGCGACCGCAAAGGGAGTATCTGCAAGACATCCGGAACTTCCGCCACTCAGTGAGTTTTACTCTTCAGATCCTGCGGTTGCGCTTCCCGCGCAACAAGCCTATGTTCGTACTCACGCAGCAGACCAAGCAAAGATTCTCACCTCGCATGGCCTTGACGTAACTCCTGGGAACATTCATATGAATTGGTTCCTCGGAGAAGCCGGCGGTCCGGCATTTTTGAAGGCAATGATGGCAAATCCAAACGTCGTGGCTACTTCGCTAGTCGCGCCGGATCAGGTTGCGGCAAACAAAGAGATCTTCTACAAACCCAATGGAACTCCACGGAGTGCCGGCGAGGTGTATGCAAGAATCAACACCCCAGTTGGAGGGCCTGCGGTCCCGACTCCCATTTCGCAAGAGGCTTCGAATTCGGCTTCGGATAAACCCGCAGGACTCCTCCGCGACGAGATGAAACTTTCACTTCTGCGAGGGATGTTTCCACGACATGTGATTACCCCGGTAGAGTATGATCCGTGGAATTATGTTCCGAAGGGACTTGATGAGAAAGTAAACGTAAGTCAAGGAGTTTCGTGATGGGAGGGTTGATTTCGAAGGGTGGTGGAAGGAGGAAGCTCCATGCGCATCAGGCGGTTTTCGCACAGGCGACCGAGTTGTGTTTGTCGGCGTATGAGGCCCTGATGGCGGAGAACGAAATCTACGCCGCGTGGAAAGCGGCGCACCCAGGCTTCACTCCACGCCACCTTGAGTTGGCGTTCCTCCACACCTTTACATTCCGATTCGTCCCGGCTGCGCGGGCCATGATGGCTGCGCGCCTCCAAGCCCCCCTTGACGACGCAACAAAGGACGCACTCTATGAGGCACTAATCCTTGACGGGACGCTGACACGCGGGCGCGGTCGCCCGCTGGCGCAAACCAAGGGCTGAATCGCATGGGTATTACACCGAATCCGGCACCTGTCCCTGAGCCCGCTAAAGGCGGGGCAACTGCCATCATAGAACCCCTGGCATCGACGCTTCCCCCCGAACCCGAGCCTGTAACGACCGCGACGAGCCAGCCCGACGGACCGACTCCGGAGGAACTTGCGGCCAAGGAAGCCGAGGCGAAAGCCGCGGAGGCTGTGAAAGCGAAAGAGCTTCCGAAGCGGGACTACGCGGCCGAGCGGACGCAGGAACGCATCAACAAGTTGACCGCACAGAAAGCCGAACTGGAGCGCGAGGTTGCGAAACTGAAATCTGGCCAGTCCGCCGACGCCACTGCGATGCAGGCGGAGATCGCGGAGAAGGCGGCGAAACTAGCGCAAGAGGAAGCCGGCAAGATCGCCGCGTGGAACACCTTCACAGGGAACCTCAACAGCGCCATTGCGGAGGGTCAGAAGGAGTTCGGCGCAGAGAAGTTCGACGCCTCCGTCGCGGCCCTTCGGGCTCTCCACGACCAGACGGACCCTGACGTTGCGGCAAAGTACCTCAGCATGTTGCAGGCGGTCTTGGACACTGGAGCGGCTCCGAAGTTGATCGCTGCATTGGGGGAGGACCCGGACGAGGCTGCGCGAATTTTGTCGTTGACCCCCACCAAGATGGGGGTGGAGCTGGGTAAGCTCGCCTTCCGTGATGCCGAGGGTGTGTCAGGGGCTCCGAAGCCTGTGACCCCCATCACCGGAGTTGGCCGGACCCACGTCGCGATCGCGGCGGAGGACCCGGAACGTTCCGACTCGATTGACATGCGGGTTTGGATGGAGCGTCGTGGGCAGCACGTCGCGGAGGTGAATAAGCGGGCTGGTCGGAGGGTTATTCCGTGAAGCGTCGCTGGTGGGACATCAACGCGCTTATTCGTGAACCATGTTGGGAGCCGGAACCGCGAAAGTTTGCGGGTTCCGGTATACAGTATGTGTCGCATCGGTTTCCGATCAAGGGTGGAATTTCTACCCGAGACGTGATGATCCGATCCATGTCTCGGTCCAACCCTTTGTTTGAGATGATAAAGATCGTTGGGTGAATTCGTAGAACTTCGTTCGCTTTCGGTCCTGAGTCCCGTCTGACTCTGCGGGGTGGGAGTCCCCTAAACCTCCTCGTTTCCTGCGCTTCGCGAAGCGCTGCCACGGCCGCACCGGGACCCGCCATCCCACCGGGCACTTCCGCCCACTTCCGAAAGGACTTTGGCCGTGGCCAATACCATCCTGACGATAAATATGATCACCCGCGAAGCTGTTCGGCTCTGGAAGAACTCCAACGCGTTCCTCCAGAACGTCGATATGCAGTATGACGACAGCTTTGCGATCGGGGGCGCCAAGATTGGCACAGCGCTCCGCATCCGGCTGCCGAACGACTACACCGTGGCGACCGGCCCGGCCCTAAGCGTCCAGGATACTGTCGAGCAGTCCACTACCCTCGTGATCTCGACCCAGAAGAACGTCGGAGTCAGCTTCACCACGGTCGACCGGACCATGTCGCTGGATGATTATTCCCGCCGAATCCTGGCTCCCGCAGTCAACAAGCTCGTTGGGTCTGTTGCGGTTGATATCATGTCTGGGTCCGAAGGTGGTATTTGCAACTTCGTGGCGAACCAGGATGCCAACAACAATATCCTGACGCCAAATGCAGCGACGTACCTCAATGCAGGGGCTTCGCTGTCGCTCAACTCCGCGCCGACGGCGAACTGGAAGATTGTGAATGGCCCCCGAACTGAGGCCCGCGTCGTCGCTTCGCTGAGTGGGCTCCTGAATCCCCAGACGGAGTTGTCCAACCAGTACATCACTGGGCGGATGTATGACGCTCTTGGGTTCATCTGGATGCGGGACCAAACTGCGATCTTGCATACGACGGGGTCGCTGGCACAGGGGTCCGCTACAGTGAATGGGGCTGGGCAGACTGGGCTCAACCTTACGGTGAATGCCCTTGCAGGCACGCTGAATATTGGTGATATCTTCACCATCGCAGGGGTCTACAAGGTCAACAAGATCACTGACCAAAGCACCGGCGAGCTTTGCCAGTTCGTCGCGACGACCAACGTGGCTCTCAATGCGACTACCATCCCGTTGTTCCCGGCGATCATCCCGGCGGTCGGCGGAAACGCGGTACAGTTCCAAACGGTGACGGCGAGCCCGGCAACGGGTGCGGCGGTCAACCCGTCGAATGGGCTCGCCGCTTCGACGCAGTATCGGAAGAACTTTGCCTTCGCGCCCGAGGCGGTCACGCTGGCAGTGGCGGACCTGGAGATTCCTCGGGGGGTGCATGAAGCCTCGCGGGCGGAGTTCGACGGGATTTCGATGCGGATGCTGACGCAGTATATCATCAACACGGATCAAATGCCGACGAGGCTCGACGCGTTGTATGGGTATTTGTGGATTAGGCCCGAATGGGCGGTGGTTGTGGCGGATGTGGTGTAAACCACATAGCGGGGGATCACTGTAACTCAGGGGTAGAGTTCCTTGCGGTTCCTTGGTCCGTGGAGTCGGTGGTTCGAATCCACTCAGTGATCCCCCAACTAAACTAGGAGTTAAATAATGCCGAAGAAACCCACGCATTCCGATGAGAAGGCCGACAAGGCTCTCATTAAGAAGATGGTCAAACCGGCGGACCTAAAGAAGTCCGCAGAGAAATCGTTCCCCAAGTCAAAGGAGAAGTCCAAATGAAGATCTCCGAACTCCGTGAATGGGCCGCTGCGACGTATGGCGCACATTCGCACAAAGAAGGCCAGGTTCTCGCGGCGTTGGGGCCGATCGAAGAATGGCTCGGCAGCCTCGCTCGGCAGGGGGTGAACCTTGAGGTTGTTCCAGCTGAGCTTGCGAAGCTCCTTCCGGCGTCGGGCATGAAGCCCCTCCATGCGTCTGGCGAACCCCCGACGCCGCTGAATTCCGGCGGCACCAGCGAAGCTGGAGTGGTCGAGGTTCCGTTGGTGGTGCCTCCGACGCTCGACACGAGCACTTTTGTCAATGACACCGGGTTCGCTTCGGCTCCTCCGCGACGAGATGAAACTTTCACTTCTGCGGTTCGTGCGCCCGGCGGCGTGGAGGCTCCCAAATGACTCTCAAGAATGGCGACCGCTTCACGGTGTACGACGCAATGGAGGCCGCAGATTATTTCAGCGCCAACCCAGCGAACTCCAACTCGCGGAACAAAGACGGCCAGGCCCTTTACACGGGTCCGGTGAAGTTCCCCATGATGCTATATCACCCGCGGGGCGAGGAACGGGTGTTAGTTCCGGGCACAAAAGAACGGACCCCTTACGGCACCGTCGAGATCTTCGGGGAGCAGTGGGAAATCATCTCCAAGGTGGTGGCGAACGAGACGGAACTTGCGGACGCTATTGCCGAAGGCTGGCACAAGCACCCTGCGCATGCCATCAAGGCGGCCAACGAAACCTGGCGGAAAGAGCAGGGGCTTCGTCCGCTGCCGGTTCCGGCGGTCTCGGCGGGGTCACTCATCTCAGAACTCGAAGAGAAGAATCGGGTCCTCACGGAGATGCTCGAAGAAGCGAAGCGCAACCAGTCCACACTCGACGAGACCGAGGCCCGGTTCGTTCCGCCCTCGAAAGCCGCTTCCGCTGTTGCGAAGGCCGGACTGGTGTGACTTTCGTGACGTCCGAAGCGCCACGGTGAAGGAGACCCTCAGTTGAGCACCCAGAACCCTGTCAAGACCACCTGGGGTGATCTCCTCACCGCGGCGCTTCGCGACTCGGGGGCGCTCGGAATTGGGATGATTCCACTCAGTGAGGACCTCCTTGATGCCTCCGCCCGCGGAATGTGGCTCCTACAACAGTGGGAACGTAAGAGATGGCTGGTATGGCATCTTAAGACGTTCGTCGTCGCGGCGACAGGCCAATCGATTGACGGAGCAGGAAATCCTGTACCCTACACTGTTGGTCCGACTCCGGCAGTTGGGACCCCACCACAGATTTCTGTCGGAGCCGAAGGCTTCACAACAAGGCCGAATCGGATTGAGAGTGCATTTTTTCGTCAATACGTAGCGGCTCCCAATGGTCCAGTTGACTATCCTCTTCGCGTGTTACCGGCTCTTGAAGACTACAACATGATCCGGATGAAGGGCCTGACGAACTTTTCGTTGGTGTGTTATTATGATCCCGCGTGGCCCTTCGGAAATCTCTTCGTGTGGCCATGGCCGCAAGCAGGAATTTATGGCATTGGCATCACTGTGCGGGAGCAACTCCCCCAGGCGTTCTCGCTCGCCGGAAATCCGCTCGCAGTGGCATTGAATGTTCCGTTCGAATACTATCGTGCGCTTGTGAAAAACATTGCAATGGAAGTTCGACCAAAGTATGGCATCGGAAACACCCCCGGCGACATTCTTGCGGCGCAAGCCCGAGATGCACTCGACGCTGTTCGTCGTGGCAACACCCAGATTCCGCTTCTGAGCATCCCGCCAGGCCTGTATCCGCGACCTGGCATGTACAACATCTTCTCGGACCAGTCCGGTCCGACTTAACGAAGTTCGGCAAGGAACGAAGAAACCACCCTCTGCCGCGATGAAGGAGCACCCGAATGACTATCTCATTGTTTAACTTCATGGAGAGTTTCTACAACAAAACGGGCGAAGCCCTCATCAGCCGGAGCGCTCTGACGAACTTAGCGAACTTCACGTGCGGGTCGCAAAATGCCGTCACGGCGCTGGCCGGGGGCACTCAGGCCGGGTCCCCCGTACTCGGCTACAACGTCAACGAGATCACTACGGTTGTCACGACGAACGACTCCGTGCAGTTGCCGTTTGCGATTCCGGGAGCACAAGTCCAAGTGAACAATGTTGGGGCAAACACGGCTCGCATTTATGCCAACCAGTCGCCGAATGTGAACAACGCTTCCGCGTTGGACCAGATTGTGGCGAATGCCACGAATTCCAAGACCGTAAACGGCACTGCCATCACACTGGCCGCAGGGTACACACTTTCGTTCATGTGCACGACGATCGGAGTGTGGAAGCAACTAACTGTCGCGTCTTGATGGAGGCGAAGTTGCTCTCCCAAAAACAACTCAACTGGATCGCGACGCTTCGGCCAGAAGAAGACTTCCGGTTTAGGCGTTCGTTCGGCCAGACGATCGTAGTTGCGACTGGCAGCGGTGGAGTTGAAATCCGAATGGATGAGGACGGCAAAGTGATGGCCATGGGATTGTATGGTGCAATCCAGTGGTCCGAAGAAGTCATTCCTATCCATTTGGACCCTTCGCTGTGAAACTCGAACTCATCGGTGGCTCCTATGCGACGAGGTCCGTCCTTGGTTCCGCAGAGCGTTGTGTAAATTTGTTCCCGGAGCCCTTTCGAGGGAACCCCCACAAACAGACGCATTATCCGACGGCGGGACTGAAAGGGCTTATTGTTCCGCCAATACCGGCCGCAGGCCGGGGGGTCTTCCGGGCGTCCAATAACAACGGCTATTGTGTTGTTGGGACGAATGTCTATGCGATCACACCAAACAATAAACTCCAACTTCTCGGAACACTCAGTGAAAACTCGTCCTACATGTGCAAGATGCGGGACAACGGGGTTCAAGCGCTTCTGGCGGACAACTCGACAGCCGGTTACACCTGGGACATTCAAACCAACACCGGGTTCCAGCAAATTGATGCAACGATTGATCCGACCGGAACATTCCAAGGTGCGACCAATGTGGACTTCCTCGATGGCTACCTCCTGTGGAACTTCCCGCTGACGAACGAATATGGCTGCACGACGCAGGGCACGTTGGGGTTCAATGACACCCTTGTTGGTGCGAAGGATGGATATCCGGATTTCATTAACTCGTTCGTGGTGAACCAACGTGAAATTTATCTCTTTGGCAACACTCGGAGCGAAATCCATTACAACGCCGGGAATGCTTTATTTCCGTTTGCAATCTTGCCCGGCGCGTACATCGAGTTTGGTTGCATCGCACCATATAGTGTTGCATTCATCGACAAAGGGGTCTTCTGGCTCGGGCAGAGCGAACTTGGTGCCGGACTAGTTCTTCGTCAGTCGGGCTACCAAACCCAGATTGTATCGAATTATGCACTCTCGTTCGCAATGCAACAAATGACGCAGATCACTGATGCGGTTGGCTTCGTGTTCATGCGTGACGGGCATATGTTCTATGGGCTCACCTTCCCGGCAGGGAACCAAACTTGGGTTTTTGATGTCACACTTGGGAACCCCGAGGCGGGGTGGCACCAAGAAGTGTTCCAGTGGCCTGATGGAACGCTCGGACGCTCGCGTGTTGTTGCAATGGCGTGGGTAAATGGGATCAACATGGGCCAAGACTGGCAGAATGGCACGCTGTATAACGTGTCGCCGGATTACTACACGGCGGATGTGGACCTTGGCGACGGAGCAGGTCCCATTGCGAGACCAATCCCTCGCATTCGTACGTTCCCGCAAGTCGAAGCGGTCGGAGGTGGCTTTGGTGGGTCCGGCCAAGGAGTCGCTCTGTCAAACGGCAAGGGCATCAAACTGAACAAGTTCACCGCGGACTTTCAGTGTGGGGACGGGTCGTTAGGGCCAAATAGCGAGCCGCCACAACTGGCGCTTCGGGTGAGTGTAGATCGGGGGCGGACTTTTGGTAACAATATCCTCCAGACGACAGGGTCTGTCACGAATGAGGGCGATGCAATCGCCGCTTCGTATCGCATCCTCCCGCAGTGGCAGAACCTCGGGGTCGGAAGGTGGCCAGTCTTCGAGCTGAGTTGGAGCTTCGCCGGGCCTGCGGCGCTAAACGGCGCATGGCTCGACGCAGATATCATGCAGGTTTGAGGGAGTGACGCTGTGGCTACTGCGCAACAAGCTGGGATTCCACTCAACCTGGGCGTTGTGACGGATGTTGCAAATCCTGACGCCTCGTACACTTTTGCCCAACCGTGGTTTTATTTGTTCCAGCAGCTTTGGCGGAAACTCGGTGGGCAGTATTCGACCCCCCAGACGATGGTGTATGGATTGCAGACTGGAACGAAAGAGGTGACGTTTTATTCCGTGAACACTGGGGTTGCAATTGGGTATGTTACTCTCACCTGAGCGAAGCTTCTCTTCGCCACCGCCGTTCCTGGTGCTCGCATTGCCGCGAAGCCGAACGAGGTGGCTCAGCGAATTTCTGTCGTGGGGTCCTTGGCGTTGTTCGCATGAGGAAGCCCGCCACTTCCGGAAGATGGAGGATGTGAAATCATGGTTGAGTCAGCCTTTCGTGGGTTCTGCCGAAACTGCCATCACGCCGTTTTGGAGAGCGATTCCAAAGAATGTCCGCATTGTGGTTGTACGGAGACCGATCGACCAAGTTGGGAAGTCCCTCTCGCGTGTGATGACGCAAGCCCCGAGCAACTTGAACTTCCTTTTGAAGAGGTGGGACGCGAAGCTGATGCAGGTGTCACGCCGGATACCGGGTGTTCTGACTATTGGCTATGACGAGTTGTCGACGCAAGAGGGTGCGAAGCGGGTGTTTGAGTATGCCCTCCAAGCCCCGTTCGACGAGGCGTGGTGGAACACCCTTAAGGATGTCAACATTCAGGAGCCCTTCTCGACGTTTGAGAGGTACGCCGTGGCGTTCCAGCCCCAACTTCGCAGAATGGCCGAGCTAGCGAAAGGCGCGATCCTGCGTGAAATGTCGCTTCGCGAGGAACGAAGCACCGAGGGGATCGAACTTGCGGAAGAGCCCTTCGAGGTATTCCTCCGTGATGGAGTTGACCTCTTCGCAGAACATTCCTTTGCGGTTGGCGAAGTTCCGGAGTCGTTCCGTGAGAAGAACATCCCCTATCTCCAGGCAAAGTCGGACGCCGGGGAACTTCAGATTGTGATGGCGAGGTCGAACGGAAGGCCATTCGGATATTTGATGACCGAACTCACTGTGTCGCGAGAGAGCGCCACTCGGTGTGCTGCGGTCGAGACGACTTTCTTCGCTTCGCCGGACTTTCCTGGGCTCGGAATGAAGCTCCAGCGGGAGACTCTCCGGAGGCTTCGTCAGAAGGGCATCGATGAGGTTTGGTTCCGTGCGGGCGACCGGGGAAACGGACCGAAGATGGGGGCTATGTTTCGTCGAGTCGGCGCGGAACCTTCGGGGTCGTTGTGGCGTCTAGAACTCAACTGAACTTCACTTGAAAGGTCTGTCTGATGGGAATGGCGGCTGCGGTTATTGGTGCGGGAGTTGTTGGGGCGGGAGCCTCAATTTATGCTGGTTCGGAGCAGGCTTCGGCGTCCAAGAATGCCGCGAATGTGTCGCTCCAGGAGGCGAACAACTCCAACGCGCTTATTCAGTCGACCTATAACTCCAACAAGGCTCTGCTGAGTCCGTTTGTGAACGCCGGGACATCCGCGCTGACGCAACTTCAGGGGCTCACGGGGACGAATGCCGGAGGAAACCCGCTTACGTCTGCGTTGACAGCTCCGTTTGCTAGTTCACCGGGGGGCCAACTCTCCGCGCTCCAACAGACTCCAGGGTATCAGTTCACCCTTCAGCAGGGGCTCCTTGCGACGCAAGCCGGGTCGAGTGCAATTGGCCAAGGCTCCGCGGTCTCGGGAGTCGGTTCGACCCAAGGTCCTGGTATTGGGGCCTCTGGCCCAATGGGGAAGTCCCTCGCGAACTACGCCGAAGGTCTCGCCTCGACAACATATCAACAGCAGTTTACGAACTACCTCACGCAGAACCAACAAATCTACAATATGCTGTCGGGCCAGGTTGGGACGGGCGAGAATGCGGCAGCGGCAACTGCGGGAGTCGGACAAACTGCGGCGGGACAAAGTGCAAATGCGCTTCTTACTGGGTCGGGCCAGTACGGCTCGGCGACAACTGCCGGAGCAGCTGCAACTGCGGCGGG